CAGGATCACGACTTTGATTTGCGCCTGCAGTACTTCCTGCGCGGTACCGATCTTGCGTGCCGCTACATACAGCGTGTTGATGTTGTCCAGGCTGTAGCCGCGAATTTCCTCCTCCCTGGCTTCGTTCCAGATACTGAGGAACGTCACCGGGGAAATGGCTTTGCGCACGACAAAATCGAAGTTGGAGCCGAATACGGCGCTGTCATCGTAAATGCCAGGGTAGGAACACACCTCGCGCATGGTCGCAATGTCCATGGGATTGGCGCCGGTCTGGATCACCTCAGACAGCTCCATAACCACCAGCGCGTCAGAAGCCCCGCCGGTGTACTCGAAATAGAACTTCAAGCCTTCAGCGAGCACCACGGCGCCTTCAGTGTCATGCACCGTGATGGTGATCTGCTCGCCAATTGCAGGTTGGTAGCCAGACAAGCCGGCAATCCCGAACTGCAGGCTCAAGGCGCTGGTTTCGTCGGACTTGATGTTGTAGACCTTCTCACCGTCCTCGATGTTGGCGAAGTTCGTCGAGTACTCAAATCGATCTACGAGCACGCTGGCGATATAACCGATATCAGCATCGGCCAGAGCGATCGTGTAGAACGGCACATTAACGGCCACCTGGTGCGTGAATGTCCGGGAACTGACTTGCTTGGCGGTCATATAGCCGACGTTACCAGGCAGCAGATCAACCCCCGACATCACCAGCCAGTAACGCCCGGCCGCATCTTGGAGAACGCGCCCGGCCAGCACCCGCACCGACTCCAAAGAACCGTTCGTAACCTTGATGGCGGCAATTGACGGCGTGCCGAAGGGCAAGATGCCCTTTACTGCAGCGTCAGCGCGCACCGTCACGTCACGGGCCTTGGTGAAGGGCTCCCCGGCGGTAATTTCCACCTGCAGGTCCAGGTGCGCCAGCATGGACGCCATCGACGCCAGGCCCTGCATAATCATCGGGTCACCGATCTGGAACCGGGCAGCTATGGTCGGATAACTGGCGATGTCATTCACCGCATCCTGCAAAAACTCGTCTTTAGTAGCTGCCACGTTGTACGTCCCCTAAATCGCTCAGGCTCACCGCGGAGCCATTAATTTCGATGTAAATGTTTTTGCGCTCAATGCCGTCTGAATCGGCGTACATGTTGATCACGCCCGGCGGTAGCGCGGCCAGCACTGGAATGTCGTCGCGCATCTTGGCCAGGAAAGCGTCAGCGATCGGGGAACTGAGTGGCTTTTGCAAAAGTTCCTCGGTGGGCGCGCCGTAGGTCGAACCCAGGTAGGTAAATGGCTTGGTCTTCAGCCAATGGGCGACCATTCGAAACAGCAGATCCACGTTATAAGCATCGTTGGCCATAGGGCACCGGTTACGGTCTATTGAGTGGAATCATGGCAAACAAAAACCGCCGTTTTTGGCGGCGGTTTCCGTAGTTCAGGCGTTACATGCGGCCCATGCTGGCGCCGCCCAGGCCACCGGTGGCGGCGTGTGCAATACGCCTGTCCTCCAGATCCTGACTGAGCATCATCGGCGCCTGTGGTGTCGCCGCGGGCTTGCCGCTACCGCCCCCTAGCATGGGCTTGGCCACCTGTGGGGTGCTGGGCAGCTTCACCATGCTGGCATCAGCCGCTGGCGGCGCGTAGGTCGGCATCTTCACCGGCGGCAATGCGACTGGTGCCACGTTCGCCATTTGCATCGCGGCCGGGGCTACGGTGGTGGCCTGGGCAGGTGCGGCAACGGTTGCCGGTGGTGTCGGCGCCATATTGGCCAGCGGCATCATCCCCAACGGCTGGCCCTTGGGCGCGGCCGGTGTGACGCCGGCAGTACCTGCGCCACCGGGCGTGCTCGCTGCACCTGGTGCCCCTGAAGCACCTGGTGCGCCTGATACCGTGCCGGGGCCGACACCTGGCGTGCCTGGTGAGCCTGGGGTACTTGGCCAGCCTGGAGCCTTCGCGGCACCCGGTACCGCGCTCGCTGGCGCCGCGCCTTTAACCGCGGCCATAGTGGTTGCGATCGCCCCCGTAGCAGCCGCCGGCGCCGCTACCTGCACCTGGTCCGCACGACGGGTAGGCGTCAGGTCGCCCGTCTTGGCTTGTGCCAGGTACCCATCAAACTTGCTGTTTACGTCGGCCAGCCCGTTGGTACCGCCGTTGATCCGTTTGCGAGCACCAGTCATGTCGCCCGCAGTGGCCAGCTTGTCGGCGCCGGAACTCTTCCAGTTCGCCACCGCGATTTGTGCGGAGTACTTCGGATCAGCAGCAAGCTCTGGATTGTTCACCAGGTCAATGCCCAGCTTTTTGCCCATCTTTTCGTACTGATCGCGCCCCGTCAGCTGCGTGTCACCACGCCCCCGGAACTTGTAGCCGTCCCCTGGATCGACGTTCCCCATGCGCCCGCCATAAACCTTGTTGGCGATCGCCTCGGGGTTGTTGGCATCGACGCGGGCGCTATCGGCGTCCTTGTAGTACTTGGGGAAAACCTCCTGCAAGCGCTTGGCGCTGTAGTTCAGGTTCTCTTCGCTTTTGGTGAACCCGCCCGACTCGTGGTCCATGTTGGCCATCAGCGCGGCCTTCGATTTCGGGTCAGTGATGCCCCCGGCGTCCATGGCCTTGATCAGCTCGTCTTTGCGGGCGTTGGAGCCGCCTGTGTAGCGTCCACCGGTGACAGTGTTCAGTGCGTTCTGGCCAGCATCCTTAACCGACGTGGCTTTCTCGCCCACGTAGTCCTTAGCGCCCTGTACCTTGTCATCAACGGTGTCCTTGAACGCCATGACCTTTTCAGTGGCGCTTTTCCAGGTGTCCTTGGCCCAGTCCGTCATGGACGTAAAGGCGCTGGTACCGATGGTTACCAGGCTATTCCAGCCGTCCTTGACCGCGCCGAACGCATCGCTGGCCATCTGGCTGGCGCCGTCGGCAACGGTCTGCCAGGCGCCGGTAATGCTGGCCATCATCCCCGTCATATCGACGGTGCTGAGCCATTCCCCTACGGCGGTACCTAACTGGTCACCCAACATGCCGCCGGCAATCACGCCAGCAGGCCCGCCGACCATACCCAGGACGCCACCCAGCATGCCGCCGGCAATGCCGCCCATGCTGCCGTAGCGTTCGGTCTTGCTGGCCTGTTGCTCCTCGGGTGTCGCGTTCGGGTCATCCTTGGCCATGGCTGCGCTGGCGAACATTCCAGCACCAACCAGCGCACCAATTACTGGCAGCTTACGCAGCAGCCCCTTGGCGGCGCCCCCCACCGCGCCGCCCACGGATTTAACTTTACTGGCGGTCCCGCCCGCGGCCTTTGCTGCCGATTGGGCAGGCTCAGGTTTTGCGGTACCGGCCTTGCCCGATGCACCTGGAGCGGCTGTCTTGCTGGCGGCATCCTTGGGCCCTGGCGTTTTCCCACCTGGTGCTTCCGGATGGCCAGCGCGGCTTGTTTTGGAGCTCGGCTCTACGGGAGCGCCCTTTCCACGGCGGCCGGTACCTTCCCTGGCATTGGCAGCGGCGGCACGACGATTTGGCGCATCGGCCCGGCCGCGCCCTCTCAATCCAGCGGCGCCCTTGAGCACCGATCCCAGGCCTGCCATGGCCCGCATCATGCCCGTCATCCGCGCCAGGGCTTTGATCGGCGCCAGTAACAGCCCCAGCATCGACGCCAGGCCCGCCAGCACCATCCCCATGCCGGAGCCGCCACCTTTCTCACCCTTCAGCGTGGTCCAGATCCGACGGAACCACATAGCGTTAGAACGCCGACTCTTTTCCTCTGGCGTGGATCTGCGCATACCAAACAGCCCCGCCAGCGGCTTCACTGCGCCAATCACCGGCGAAACGATGCCGCCCACCTCCTTGGCCGCCTGTACGGTTGGATCGATGTTGTCGGCGCTGGACGATAGGCCTTGCGCGGCGTTCTTGAGCGATTCCGAGGCGGCGCCCATTGCCTTCGATGTTTTCGATTCGCCGGCATCGGCCGGGCCAGCACCATCGGCGCCGAATCGGCCGTTGGTTTGGCGTGTACGCTCGGCACGCTCAGCCCTGGCCACGCCTTCGTCAGCGATCGCAGGTTTTACGGTGAGCGGTACCGCAGCTTTGAACTGGCCGTTTTCGCCACGGGCGCGGGGCTCGGCTGGAATGGCCTGGGTTAGCGTCATTGGTTTGGCCGACGCAGGCACTGGTGTAGCCGACGGGGGCCCAGGCACGGCCGGCGCAGACGTGGCCGGTGCCGGGGCTGGCATCACTGCCGTGGGCGTGGCCGGTGCGGGCGACATCAGCACCATAGCCTGGCTCGCGGATGCCTGTGGCACGCTTGGCGCCATTGGCATCACCTGGCCAGTGCCAAGCTCCGGATCGCTGTCACTGATAATGACTGGCGCGGGAACGGGGCCGGTGGTGGTCACGTCAGCAGCAGGCGCGATCGGCGCGCTGACAGGTGCACCAGGTTCTACCGGAACAGCGTGTAGGGCCTGGGCCCTATCGGCGCGCTCCTGGTCACCGGCGGCGAGCGTTGGCGTACTGGCATCAGGGGGCGGCGCGAACGATTGGGCGCCCATTCCATCCGCAATACGCGATAGCAGGCTGATGCTTTCCTGGGTGTCGTCATGGATGGCGCGAAGAATGTCGATTTCGCGCCCGGCCTTGTCGATGTCGTCCTCAGTGCGGGGCCCCACCAGGAAGCCCGACTGGTCGTATTGATCCTGCTTTAGGATTTCGTCGGCCATATTCAGCGCAACCCAAGCACTTGGCTGACCAGGGAGCGCCCTTTGGCCAGGAAGCCGCTGGTTTCCTCCTCCTTGGGTGGCACTACCTCGGCCTGCAGGGCGTCCAGATCCGCCCGCATGAAGCGATCGGCGCTATCGAGCATTTCATTGGCGCGGCTGGGCATGTAGCTGGTACCGCGCTCGAGTTTTTCCGCGCTGGTACTGTCGAGCATGCCGCCGCCAGCCTTCAGACGCTCTGTCAGGCGAGCAATGTGGTCCACCAGCTCATCATTGGCCGCGCATTGCGTCAGGTAGGCTTTGCTGATGTCGGCTGCAAGGGCATCGTTCTCGGCCAGCACCTTGTCTACGCTGTCCATCATGTCGCCATAGTCCTGAGCGAAGCCACCCGACGACAGTGCGCCCGCGTCCATGCTGTCCAGCATCGCGGCATAACCGCGGTTGGTGTCGTAGTTGGGGCTGCGCACGAAGTCCATGCCGAAGTACTGTTTCATGGTGCGCTTGCCGTTCACGTCCGGCGCAAAGAACACAGAGCTAAAGCCCCAGTTCTTGCTCTGGTACAGGCGTGCGGCAACGCGGCCGGGGCCGGTGTCCAGGAACTCTTGTTGGTGCTGCACGGTACCGTCCGGCATGCACTTCAAGAGCACGGTTTTCACTGCCGGCTCCAACACGACGGTTTTACCGCCCTCAATGACCGTCTCAGGCACCGCCAGGCCGTATTTCTCCCGGAAGCCATGGCCGACATAGCCGAAGTAGTCACCCTTGCGCACAGACTCCTGGGTGGCTGGGTGATTGATAAAGCGCATGGCGGCATCGATGTCGATCGCGCGATTCTGGCCGGTGTAGTCGCGGCCGCGCTCGTTGAGGTTGTAGCTGATGACTGGGGTGCGGGTTGGCATTACGCGGCCTCGTTGTCGTTGTCTTGTGTCAGCGCCATTTCAGGCTCCGACGTTTCTACAGGTTGGCCGTCCGGCCCCATGATCATCCCGCCTTCAGGCTGGGGCGGTTTGGCGTTCTTGAGCCCCTTGGCCAGCAACTTGGCTTGCTCTTGATCCAGCTCGGCCATCAGGAGCATCACCTTGGTCGCTTCTTCATCCATGCCCAGATCACGCAACTGGGCCAGCACCTGCACCAGGATGGCCACGGTGTTCATGGCGCGCTCACGGCTGGCTTGTTTCTCGGCTTCCAGGGCGGCGATCGAGCCGAAGAAATTGACGTGGTAAGGACGCTCGCTGTCCGCCCACGCAAAGCCGTACTTGGCCAGCATGTGGCGATCGATAATGTCGTTGGCGTAGGCCATGTAGGCGGTGCGGATGATTCGCGAGCGCTCGGCCGCCTGGCTGCTGGTGCGGTTGAAGCCACCTTCACCGAGGCCACCGGTCATCTGGTCGGCAAAGCCCACCATGGAAAGATCGATGCCGCCGGTACCGGCCAGCTTGCGGGCGCAAAACATCACGTCTTCGATGTTGGCGCCGGCGCCACTGTTGGCGGTACCGGTGAAGCTGGTGACCTGGGTGAGCTGCTTTTCGTTGAAGGTCGGCATGACGTGGAAATTGCGCGAAACGGCGTAGGTGCCGTTCTTCACCGCCTGCTCTGCCCGGTCTTTCATGGACCTGAGCATTTTTTCCAGGGAGCGCATAAAGCTCTCTTGCTGCTCCAGGGTCATGTCCGACATGTTGGCGCCGATCATGGTTTCATCAATGGAACCGGCGATACGCTGCCCGATCATGCCGCGCAGGGCGGCAATCAGGTTGTCGTAATCCTCCTCCATAGCTTCCAGGAACGAACCGCCCACCAGATCGGGTAGCGGGGTCATCAGGCGCGGGTCATCGGCCTCCAGGTTCATTTTCTGGGCGTTCTCGACCGCCCGCATCTGGGGCACGAACACCATGCGCGGCATCTTCATTCGCCCCACCTGCAGGTGGTTGAAGCGCGTTTGCATCTTCGGCCCCAGCGCCACCACACAGCCCACCGTGCGCCCGGCTTCCACGTATGGCTGGACCAGGGGCGGGAACAACGACTCAGCATCGAGCAGTATTACGCCCACCTTGGGTTGTACGTAGATCCGGGTATAGGCGTCACCAAAGGTCGCAGCGTTGAAGCAAGTACTGTGAGCGCTCTTGTTGAGCATTGCGGCGATCGCCTGCAGGTCTTCGACGATCTTGGCGTCAGCGGCGCTGATGTTCGGCTTGGGCTCGATAAAGACGGTTTCGCCAGTGGTTTCATGGCCACCCAGCGCCATCTGGACATGCAGGCGCAGGATCGTGCTAATCAGCCCGTCCTGGATCATGTGGTGCCACTTCAGATAGATTTCTGACCTGGCGCGGGCTGGCCGATCGGCGTTGCCCATGATCATTTCAATGCCGACGTAATCCGCATCGAAGGTGGACACGTTGGCCATCTTGTTGGGCGACACGTCCACTTCGGAGAGCAGGAGCTTGGTCGCGGCCTTGGTGGCGGCGCCCAGCTTGCTGATCAGGGACTTTTTCGGTTCGGTTTCGTCTGCCATGTGAGTCGGTACGCAGTAGGCCTATTTGGCGAACAGCGTAACGGCCCCAGAACAGCCAAATTCCGGGGGCTTTGCACCTTATCGAGGCTCTGCGTGCTACGGCTCCAGCGCAGCGGTGGCAGCCTCATCAGGACGCGGATTGAGCAGGTATTTGCGGGTATACGGGTGAATGTTCACGTTACCGGTCACGTCCACAATCTGGTAGTTGACGATCACGCCACCGCCCACCAGGACGGCCACCAGCATCTGGCGATCGGGCAGCACGTAACCTTCGGTACCGGGATTGGCCAACGGCTCAATGGAAGCCTCAAGCACCTGTTCTTCGAAGTCCAGGTGCCCGCCGTTGTCCGCCATGTTGCCCAGCGGCGCCGCTAATCCTTGGGAGAAGTGAATGCGGGCGTCACAAGCGACCACCCACGTATAGTTCACCTCATCTTCAGACGAGAGCATGCCGGCACCGCCAAGGGTTGGGGCCCCGTCGAAGGCATTGCCCTCGCCAACTCGATCCACACGCTTGGTGAACAGTACGCAGTCGATGGCGTTGGGTTCACGCAAGGTGCGTTGGCGGTTGGCCTTGTTGACTGCGATTGCGACGTTATTGAGCATGCTTAACCCTGTGCTTTGTCTGCGGCGGCAATTGCGGCCAGTGCGGCTTCACGGCTGTAACCCAGCCCCATCAATACCTTGATCTTTTTGTCTGCGCCTACGGGCTTGTTGACCTTCGCGGCGTGCGTCTTACGTAGCGAGTCGTTCGCGGCCTGGATGCGCGCAGCGGTCCTGGCCTTGCCCGCCGGTGTGCCGGCGCGAGCCTCCCGGCGCTCTTGCGTCGTGGTGATAGCCCGGTCCCTGGCGCGCACGCTGCCAGCCTTCTCGATGAACGCCTTCTGATCCGCCACCGACACAATCTGGCGCTTGTTGCTGAGCGTTTTACGGCCGTTCTCGATCATCCGGGTAGCGAAGCCCAGGAACGTCGGCCCGCTGGTGATGGCTTTCATCACGCGCAAAACGTGCTTACAGCCAACCCCGTAGAGCGTCGGGTTGCGGATCTTCGGGAAACCGTCCTCTGCCCGACCATAGTTGAAGTTGCCAATGCTGGCGATGTAGCGAAACCAGAAGGTGTGCCGGCCACAGTCGCAATCGAATTTGATCTTGCTGCGCATCATCTGCTTGGCGCCGTCCTTCGAGGACAGGCCGCCAGACAGGGCGCTGTCGTACCCCAGGAACTGCACCATGACGTGGTGACGCACAGCCCCATTGTTCGGGCCCGCGTTGGTCTGGAAGTGCACCAGGCCCGCCCGGTTGGTCACCGGTACGCAGGTGTGAATCTCCTTTTCCGAACGCCGGCGATCCTGGGCGCGGGAAAGATCGATCACCTGCTTGGGTAGGATGCCGCCGAATACGCCCTTGCCGTTCTTCTGCAGGCCGTGGCGCTTCTGTACGTCCTTCACCGCGGCCTTGAACGCCAGAATGTCGTCCAGCGTCAGCAGGCGCGGGCTGCCATCGATCGAGGTAAACAGGCGGCGTGACGGGTCGTACAAGCCCGACATGTCGTCGGCGGTAAGGATTTCGTCCTTGTCCGCCAGACGCCGGTTGAGGTCGTACAGGAATTTGTTGCTGGCTTGCTTGCCAGCCTGGTTGGCGCTCTGTACCAGCGCCAGGCGCGGGTCTTTATCGTCCTGGGCAGCCATTAGCGTTTGGACCGGACGTTAGTGGGCAGGCCCGCTTGCTGCTTGAGCGTTCGCAAATGCTCAAGCGTTGGCAGCACCAGGTCTTGTTCCTTGAGCTCGGCGTCCACGTTGGGCAAGCCGGCGGCCGCCATGATGGTCAGCACTTCGGTGGGGTCGTTGTAGACGCGCCGGGCAACCCGTGACAGGTCGAAGCGATCGCTGGGGAGAGTGCGCACCACCTGGCGCAGGTTGGAGTACGTCGGTTCTGTCTGGCAGAACCGCCGCACCTCCTTGTAGAACCTGGAAACTTCAATCATCACCACCCCCATCACGCAAAGTCAGGGGGTGAATTGTCACCGGCTGGCGGCCGGCGATCGGGGCGGGGTTTGCGCCTACTCGGTTGCCTCAGCGGGCGCATCAGCACCCACCGCCGGCGGCGTTACGTTTTTCCATTTCTCGGCCTGGCTGCGGTGAGCCATGCACAACACTTGCCCTTCCAGGCCGTCTTCCTCGGTCAAGTAGTACTCAGGCAGATCATTGGCCTTGATGATTTCCCTGAGCGCACGGGTGAACTCTTTGAATTCCCCAGTGCTACCGCTTCGCTCGAATATGGTCCGGAAACCCCACCGGGCGCTGGTCTTGCCCGCGGCCTTGCGCGCCAGGCGATACAGGAAGCGGCCAATGCCGGCATCGAGCAGGAAGTAGTCGGGATGCACCGTCAACACGTCAGGCTTATCGCCCTGTGTGATTTCGGCATACATCCAATCGGCAATCTTGAATTCGACATACTCGACTTTCTGGGTCTTGGCGTTGCTGATCACCTTGGTGGCGCCAATGAGGTTGTCGCCTTCGGTAATCATCTTTTTCTCACCATCGCGCATGATGGCCCGCTCCATGCTCACATGGGTGGTGCTCAGTCGATTCAAGGCCTCCACAACAAAGGCCTTCTGCGCCCCGCCGTTGTCTTTGCGGCAGAACTTGAGCACTTCGGAAATGTGGGGGCGAAAGGTCTGGGGCGGTTTCTCGCCCGTACCTTCGGCATACCGATTCATCGCCTCAGTGAGGTGGGATATCGCCATCAGCACCAGGTCATAGTCCCAAACCGACGCCATGCCATAGGCGCCCGACGCCACCTGCACATAGCCATCGGTGAGCTCGTAACGCATCACCTCATTGGCGCGCTTGTCCCGCTTCGATAGCCGGTACACCGCTACGTCCATGACGCCACGGTTATCCTTGGCGCCTACGTCGTAGAGCATGGGCGCAAAGAAGTCAGGCTGATCGCCAGCGCCACGCGGCTTTTTACGCATGCTGGGCGAAGTCGTGGCCGGTTTGGTTGCCGGTTTGGCGGCTGGCGCCTTGGGTTTGGCCTTTGGTGGCGCCGCTGGGGCCTTCGTGGCGCCGTCAGCGATACCCGCCAGCAAGTCACCTTGTTTAGCCGCGCGCGCCTGCTGTTTGGCCTGCAGTGCCTTAACCGCCTGTTCGTTGCGGTTTGCCGGCTTCTCGTCGGCTTTCTCGGATGGCATATGGCGCCCCATTCGTGTGTGTTGAGTGATGATAGGTGCTTGAGCTTCTGCGGGAAACTTTGGTGGCGTCGGTGTGGCGGTGGGTAATTTACGGAATCCGGAGGCGCCATCCTGATGAAACCCCGTGTTTTCGGGCATTTCAGATGGTTCCGACCGACGAAAGGTCGGACCACACCCGGTTTTTCCGTAAATTACCCACCAGAAGCCTCCAAAAACTGGCTGCGGGCGTAAATTACCCACCCAACCCAGTAAATCACCCACCGGATTCCGTAAATTACCCACCAGAATCGTAAATTACCCACCCACCCACAGGTTTGTGCACAAGCTACAACGCCCGGCTGGCATGGGCTGCAACGGGTTATTCACATTGGCCAAAACATAGATAAAACAAACATCTAAAACATTAAATCTTTATAGGGACTGGATCAGGCGCGAGAACCTCCATCGCCAGGCGGTGGAACTGGTCGAAGAACAACGGCGCCAGCCTCGCATAATCAGGCCGACTATCCAGCGGGAAACCAATGCGTTCGTCCAGGCAGTCGGTGAGCGTTTGGGTATGCGAGTGCACTGCCTGGTAGTCCTTCTCGCGATCACTGCGGCGCACCATGTCCACGTCATCGATCCCACGTACAGCCGCGACGTAGAACGTGCACAGCTCGATATGCCGCATAGCCTTCTCATGCCCATCCACCCGGCCGTGCGCATTGCTCATCAAATACCGGTGAATCGGGTGGCTTAGGTGCAGCCAGCACGCCTGGCGGAACAGATCCGTTGGCTTATCCATCGTCACGCTCCAGGTCGGGGGACACGTCCATGGTGATCGGGAATTTATCGAACACAGAGCGAGCGACAACCAGGGCCATGCGCATCCCCTTGGCCATGTCCTCATTGAGCACCACGCTCTGGTCATTCCCCTCCGCGCCCTTGAATTGCAGTTCGGTACCGGCCTTTACGTGCTCTTGCACTTCGTCCAGTTGCTTCAGGCGAGTGTTCAACCAACGCTCCAGGTAGCGAATGCCTTCCACCGAGTCAGGCAGGTGCACCACGCGGGCAATCAGCGCTTGGAACTCCATTTCTACCAGTTCGTGGTCATCCTTGGTGTGCTGCGCGGCAAAAGGCCCGTCGATCATGCTCCAGGAGGACGCCAGGCGCTGGCCCTCGCTCATTACTTCTTTGATCAGATCCGCGCGGCACGCTTCCATGCCGTCCAGGTCGCCGGCCTCGATCATGGCCTTGAGGTCCAGCAGAACGCAGCCAACGGTTTCGATGGCTGGGCTGGTGACAGGTGCAACAAATGGTTTCTGGCTGTTCATCGTCATTCTTCCTGAAAGAGATTGGCGCGGCTGGCCAGGGCTTCGAGCGCCAACACCAGCGCAGGCCCCATAGCGCCAGCGCTTTTGCCTTCGCAGTACTCACGCAAGGTCAGATCCTTGATCCCCAGACGAGTGGCCACGGTTTTACGGGCGATCCGGTGGCGCGTCATCAGCACTTGCACCAGCTCGGCAATGCGCTCGGCCCGATCTTTCGGCTCGCCGTCCACCTCACCACCTAGCAAGGCAGTCCATTTCAGGACCGCATCAGAATCCAGCAAGAGCGCTTGTGACTCGACTTCAGCCATTACCGCGCCATCATGCTCACGGTGTAGCTCGCAAGGCCGCCAGTGGCCGCTGGCGGGCTCAAAGCATGCCGCCATGCGGTAATCACCCATGGCGGCCACTTCGCACAGCTCGACCTTGTACAACACGTCACGCCCGGTTACGCCGAACACAACGGCGCTCCCCATCAGGGTGACATTCGTTACTTTGCTCATTGGTGCCTCTCGACTTGTGGGAGTGTGGCGCGCAATCCGGCCTTGTTCTGGGCCCAGCGCATCGCCATGCCCCGGACCAGCAGCACGCTGCCATCCTGGAAGGTGTAGCGGCTGCCCCGGCGCGATACGTACAGCTCGGTGCACTCAAGGCTGGCGTAGGTTTCTGCCTGGTCAGCATCATCGACCATGCCGGCGATCTGCTCGGCCTTGAAGGTGATGGTGCTCAGCAGGGTTTCTTCTAACACTGGTGTATCTCCTTAGTGGGTTGTCAGGCGTTGACGACCATCGGCTCATTGCCAGGCGCCAGCAGTTTGTAGCGCGCGTTGACGACACGGCCGGCGGCATGGCGCGCTAACGCCTTGCGGCAATCGGCCTTGCTGTAGTGGGAGGAGAGAATGAGCAGCTTGCCCGCGGCGTCGTACCCGACCACAGCGGCCTTGTACGTCATGTGGGCGTCACGGCTGGCGGTGTCGCCGTTGGCCATGGTGACGGTGAGCTTATCCACGGTGCTGATCATCACGGCGCCGAGAGCGGTGCCGATGGGGGTGGTTTGCATTGCGTTATTCCTGGCTGAAATATCGTTGGAGACGCAACTATAGTTCTCTGCGCGTACTTTTTCAACGTTACTTGATGCCCTTAGCGAACTTTTACGAACAAAAAAGCCCGCTACCTTGAGCGGGCTTCCTTCAACGGTGGATCAGTGGCAGCCGTAAACCGAACGGGCGCCTGCATGGTTGGTCGCAGGGCAACGCTTGCGGCGATTGGCCTGGGCATTCTCCCGGCTGGCGATCGCGAACGGCTCTGCGCGCTGGCGGCGAGCCAAGCGGTATTCACCTACGACGGTAAGCACGTTGCGGTGCTGGCCGGCGCCGATCAAGCCAGTGACGTGCTCGCGTGCAACCAGGGTGGCCCGGCTGACGCGCATCAGGGTAGGCACGGCCTGCTCGATCGCTTTGAGGGTGATGCCATCCAGCAACATCAGTTCTACGCCATCGGGCAGAACCCCGATCACGTACTTGTCTTCAGCCCGAAAGGCGGCGAAAGCATCCGCATCCATGACGGTACGCACGCGGTTTCCATAACACTTGAACTGCATAACTTCTCCTAGCGGTACGGCGATGTGGGCAATATGCCACTAAAAAAGTGTCCTCGGACATTTACCCGACGAAAAACCACCGCAATCCATCGCCTGCAACTGTCTTGACCTCCTCCATGGGCCGTTTTTGTAGTTTTCCGCCACTTTGTTGGCGTTTATCGAGTGGAATCAAACGCCTATGTCCCACGCTGGTGCAAAACGCGATCCGCGCCGCACGCCATTGGTCGAGCATGCGACACGGGGTCACGCCACCGGCGCGGGGTTTATCCCACAGTCACAGCGGCGCAGGTATCGCGCATTTTCACGATCCTTGAGCTGAGTGCGCAGTTGCTCGATGCTGGCGTGCGCCTGGTCACGGGCATAGTGCGCTTCTCGAATCATGCGATTCATCTGCTCGGGGTCACCGACACGACTGAGCAGCTTGGCCAGCAACCACAGCTCCCGCTTCTGGTCTGCAGGTTGGCGCCAGCGCTCACACACGTCCTGGAAGTTGCCGCAATTGTTCGATTCCGCTACCGGGCCCGCCATGGGCTTGATGTGGCCGCGCTTGTTCACCCACAGCAGCCCCCAGCCCGCCGGCAGATCCGCCACCTGAATCAGCCCCTCGGGACACATGTAGTACCGGTAGTCACCCAGGCCACCCACCTGGCGGTGCGGCTTGCGCTTGTCGGCCAGGAAGTCGGAGCGGGACACCTTCACTTCCACCACAACCGACTCCGCGCCATGCCAGCCCGTCCGGAAGCCGATCGCGTCGGGAATCTCGCCCATCTGGCCGCTGGGGCATTCCGATACCGCCACGTTGCAGCCATGGCCACGGGCGCTGTTCTGGCGCTTGAGCCATACCACGGCCAGGTCACACAGGGCCTTGTGCGTGTAGGGCATCAAGGTCGAAAACTCATGTTGATGATGCTGGGGCGATGTACGGGCGCACGGACTGACAACAGGCTGTCCATGAACATCGACCGTTGAGGCTCCGGGAAGTCCGGAAAGGCTATTACCGGTGGGCGGGCGGACGGGCTAGGTTGGGCGTCTACGGCATTGCGCAAGCGCTGGGCAGCCTCTGGGTGCATCACCAGACCGGCGGGCGTCCGGTAGCAGGTTTCGGTGTCTGGCACCTGCTTGGAGCGGTATTTGAAGGCCTGGCCAGGGTTATGGCGCTTGCGGTGGGACCACTTGCGTTCCGTGCGCCAGGCAATGGTTTTGGTCAGCTCGGCACTGATGATTCGGATACCTGCAAACAAAGGTAGGGCATTGCCTGGGCTCAGCATGGGGACGCTCCTATGGTCGGATTACATGCCCGCAAAGGCTTCCTCACCGGCCTGAATGGCGGCGGCCTTGCGGTCGTAGTTGGCGCTCACCGCTTCACCAGCGGCTGGCACGTAGTCGGCGTCTTCGAGGTACGCCATGGAAATGGTGTCGAAATAGTCAGGCGATGCCAGGCCTTCGGAGGCCATGTCTTGCTTGCGCGCCACCTGGTAGCGCCCCAGGCCGTCCAGGATGTAAGGCATCCGGCTGCCCTGGTCGAGCAAGTCGCGCTTGTACTTGGAAATGAAGCGAATAGCCCCGTCCTTGACCGCTTCGGCGGCGTGCACGGTGGCCTGGGCCCGCTGGTTGTAGAATCGCTGGCGGTAGGCGTTTTTGAACGTTGGTTTGCCCCATTGCACGCCTATGACGTTGGCGTTACCGGTCCCCAGCTCGATCAGGCGCTTGAGGAACTGTTCACCCATACCGCTGGCGTCGATGACGATCGTAGGGTTTGAGAGCGGCGCGCAGTACTCCAGCAGCTTGACCGCCACCGGGGTCCAGTCGAGGGTGTTGGTGTACACCGGGACATCGACGACCTCGATCCGCCGCCGGTTCTGCATCATCCGGTCACCGTGGCCAATGACGCGCATGTGGGTGGCCACCGTCTTGTCTCGGCCCACACCGGCCGACACGTCCACCACGATCATGTGGCCCCAGGCTTCGCTGTCCTGGATGACGCGCGGGCCTTCAATGACGCGCTCGATCGCTACAGAGCTGAGCAGGTATTTGCTGGAGTTGGTCGGGAACATGCCCCGGACCTTGATTTGATACTCCATTTCATCCCGCCCACCGTACTGCAGGATCTTGGAGGCAATGAACTCATCAGATACCAGCGGGCTCAGCTCGGAGCTGAATGTAAGGCTGGTCCACTCCCCGCCCTGGCGCTTGCTCAGGTTGTGGTGAGTGTCCCGGAAGAAACCGCTGTCACGGGTAGGCTGTGACGCCAGGACAAAGCGGTTGCGCTTATCCGTGAGTGCGCCACCGATAACGCCAAAGTTTTCGTCTGGAATACCTGACGCTTCGTCCCCCAGCCATAGCAGGTAGTCGCCGTGGGTACCGGCCAGGTTCTCAGGTGAGCCGCGTGGCGCTGTACGGGTAGTGACGTACCAGGTGGCCGAACGGGTGTGGATGTAGACCTTCTCGGCCTGGATGTTGAAGTACTCCGCAATCCAGGCGTGCGGCCCCTTCAGAATTTCAGTCTTGAGGTTGGTAATTTCCTTCCACACACCCTCTCGCACCGTCTTGAGCTTCGGTGCGGTGACGTAGGTGTTGGAGTTGCGATAGCACAGCAGGTGCCACAGGCAGATCACGCCGAACGAACGGGTTTTGCCGGTACCGTGGCCAGACGCGACGGACACACGGCAACCGAACTGCGACGTGGCGTCAAACAGTTGCTTTTGCTGGAAGGTGACGCCCTTCCCCGCCCCCATGCCGCACACTTCCACAGCGAAGCCGTACAGGTTGAAGGCGTACCGGGCGACGAACGCAGGCCAGCGAGGGTCTGCATCGATCGCCAGGCGTGGCGCCTTCTTGGTTGTTCCTGCTCTGGCCATGCTTCCCTTACGCGCTTACCTGACCGATTTCCGGTCTATCCACTCTACGGTCCCCTACGCCAGCGTTTAGGCGAGGGTTTGCGTGGTGCGGGCGTGTTCCAGGGTGAAGGCATCCCAGTGGGAGCTGTTGCGGGCGCGGTAAGCGAAACCTGTGAGCGCCAGGAAGTGGCTGAGCATGACCAGGCGTGTGTCGGTATTGCCGTAGCAGGCGCCACCCATCACCACAAAACAGTGATCCGGCAGCGCGTGGGCATCCTCCACCAACCACAGCAGATCCTTGTCCAAGTAGCCGGCCAGCACTTCAGGCGCGCCGGCTGTGATAAAGCGAATTCGCCAGTGGTGGGCGCCCATTACACGGATTTCATCAGGGCGAACGTCCAGCACGTCACACAGCCAGCCATAAGGCCCGTATGCGATCGTTTTGAGGAGCTTCTGGTACTGGTGCCGGCGACGTGCGCCACCTGGTGGCAATACGACGTTGGTGGCCGAACTGGGGCGGCAGAACAAGTGCCACAGCGCCACCGGGGCGAGTGGACTAATTGCCTGGTCATCGTCGTGCAAGTAGTCCAGGGCGCCTGTCATCGCCACACGGCAACCAGGTAACTCGGCCGCGGCATAGGCTTGCGCCATGTTCGGTGCCAGCTCCACGCCGCACACATCACGGGCGAACCCTCGCAGATCCTGGGCATAGCGCTGCATGAAGTCTGGCCACCGCGGGTTTTGGTAGAAGTGCACGTTATTCATCGGATGCACTCCCCTGGCTGGCGCGATCGGCGCGTGCGTCCAGGGCGGCCAGAATCAGCGCGCCGGCGACTGCCAGGGATTCTTCAGCAGGGCGGCGCTTGATCGGGTTGTCCCATGGCCAGAAGCGGTTAAAGGTCAGGTCAGAGTGCCCGGCCGCCTGCAGCGCATAGCAGGCCGCGGCGTGTTCCAGCTCGCACTTGCTGTATTGAGCATCCCACTCAGCGCTATAGCCTTCGGCCTGTTGCTGGCGCAGACGCTCCATAACCACCGTGATGGCCGACTTGGAGAGCGCCGGCACTGTGGCGAAGACTGGCAGCGGAAAACCCCACCCTTGCGCCGCGCGGCGGTCCCAGCCATGGCTACCAGGGCCTTGCGGGCGCGTGTAGCCAAAGGTCTGGATCTTGTTGTGCCGGACTGACACCCACCCGATCGGCTTTTGATCATGGTGGGCGCCGGTGGCCATCAACCACACTTGGTACGTGGCATGGGTATGGCCATCGTAATAGCCGTCACCGTCGCGGGTCAGGTCAGTAAAGCCGGCCTGCAGGCAAGCGTGTTCGAAGTCGTCGCGGGTCAGGAAGCGGCTCATTGCAGGCCACCCGACTCATTGCCCCAGGCGGAACCGACCGGCTTGGCTTTCACAATGGTCCACCCACTCTCCTCCAGCCTGGTGCGAGAACACATCCGGATCTGCTGGGTGGCGTCGAGCAACCACAGGGTGTCGCCTATTTCCAACTCAACCGCCAGGCGCTGCGCAGCGTCGGGGCTGATGACTTCCAGGGCTTTCAAGCAATTGATACCGGTGGCGCCAGCGCTGGCGCGTGGGTGGGTGGCTGTATTCATAGGGGCTCAAGACATTTTTAGTTGAAGTTGCGCGCGGGCGCATTCCTGGGGGCCGTGTGGCAGAGCGCTGGTGCCCCGCTCACAGTTGCGGCGCTTACACTCGTTGCAGAATGTGTGGTGGCCATGGGTCTTGGTGTGCTTCCACACCACCTGGCCACCGCCACAGAATCGACAGAGCATGTATGTCCGATCCCTGTTAGTCCCCGGCCATGGTGGGACGGTGCTCTATCATCAAATCCGCGAATTTCCAGCAGCGATCAGCAAAAGAGGCCATCGTTTCGCCTTCATTCATCACCAGGGGCGCGCGCAGGGCGAAGTCGTCGCGCAGGTCGCGCAGGTATTCGCGTTGGCGGGCAGACAGGGCCTTCTCTTGGCGATGGTCTGCGGTACGGATATCGATCACTTCTAGGATTCCGCTTTCATCGACGCGCGAAACGGACTCAATGCACAGGGATGGACCATTGGCCGGATCGATGCCCAGGAATGCACGGGCTTCCGGTTGCAGGCTGGCCAGGGTGGTTGCGTCCTTGGCGGCGATACGCTCGACCAGGGTGGAATAGCTTATGCCTTGAGCGGTGGCCACTAGGGACGTGATTTTCTGCGCCTCGGTGGCGCCGGCCGGGAACTCAGGCAGCTCCTGGAACAAGGAGCGGCTGTTGCTCGACAGGATCGCCTTGCCGATCGGCGCCTTCAGGAAGTCCTCAACCACCGCGCGCAGGCTCACCGGAGTGGCCACCTGGTCGCGCTTGCCGCGCTGGATCGGCGCCCAGCCCGCGGTAGTGCGCACATGGAAGTACTGCCCGCCACGGCCTTCACGAGTCTGCACGTTCTGGCCGTCCAGGAAGGCGCGGAAGTCCAGGACGCGCTTGACTGGCAATAGACCTACATCGCAGGCGTTTTGAGGGACTGGCTGATTCAATGACTGCATGGGCGTGGCTCCTTGTTGGCTTGCGCCTGGTACGGGGTGAGGTTTTCCGGCTTGCCGGTATGGCGGGTTGTCTTCTTGTCGGATCTGAACACCAGGGGCGCTAGGAATAGCTGCCCGGTCTTGAACAGGAACAGCTCCCATAGGCCCACTTTCATGGTCACGGTGCCGTCTTCGTAGGTCTGCCAGGCGCGCTTGCTCACGTACACGGTGGACGCGGCGCGGGATTGACTCAGGCCCGCCAGGTTGCGCGCCTGCTTGATGGCGGCGACGTTGGGGCTTTGGGGGCGAGTAGCGATCATTGCGGGTTACCTTCAGCTAGCCGGCGTTCACGCTCTTGCATGGCTTCGAGCTCGTTATTCGTCTTGGCTTCAGCCTCGGCGTAGATAGCGTTCAAGGCCTCATCACTCACGCCGATGATTACCTTCACTTCCGGCTCAACCTTCAGGTCGAAGATGCTGGCCAGCATTTCCAGGTAGCCTTTTTTGCTGGCCACCTTCACCTCTGTGCCGTCCTTGCCTTCCTTCACGCCTTCGTACAGCACGACGGCGCCGGGGCTCAGGTTGGCGGTGTCCTTGAATCGCGGGCGGCCGATCCCCTCGCCAAAGCAGTTGGTGCAGGCATCGACAGGGGCCAGCGTGGGGTTGAAGCCGGTACCGCCCAAGGTGTCCATGGGCAGCAGCACTTTGTTATCTGCGTCCGCCTGGGCCTTGAGCTGAGCGTATTCGGCCTCACGCTCAAGCATTTCGTGCTTCTTGAACTGGTACAGGTGATCAACGCCGTAGCAGTAGCGGCAGCACCGGCGGTTGTACTCGACCAATTCGCGCACGTCGGCCAGGGCAGCTGATCGGATCTGCTCGATGACTTCGTTTTGAATGTCGGCGGTGCGCTTGAACAGTTCGGCCTGGCGCCACTTCGTATAGGGGTGATTCTTAACCTTCTTTAGCAACTTGCTGGCGCCCACGGCGGCCACGTTGTCGTTCTTGCATTTGTAGCCGGCATCGCGGTACGCCTGACCAGCGTTTTGGCTCACTACCCATAGGTCGATGAACTTCTGCTGGCGCCGGTCCAAACCGTGGGAATCCGCTATGCGCAAGGCTTCCAGCTCAAATTCACTGAGCGCGATCGGGTTAACAATCTTGGTGTTGCCCTCTTTCGCTGGGGATCGAGGGGTACGGCCAGCCGCGGGCTTCTTGGCGGCTGGCGTGGAAGTCTTTGCCGCGGGTTTTGCGGTCCTTCGAGCCTTGCTAACTGGCGGCTTTTCCTGATCACCCTTAGCAACGCGCGGTGCACGGGGCTTAGCAACCGGCTTACTACCCACTGCCGGGGACTGTTGGTCCTCAGACAAGGACGGGGTTTTAAGCGGTGTCTTGCGGGCCATCATGCAACCTCTTAGCGCAATATTTTCGTTATCAACCGTGGCCAGGCGGCCAACTTCTTGCGCCTGGGGCACAGCTATAAAAAAGCCCGCACGCGCGGGCCTCTCTATTTGGGTGTTGAGCACTGGTATGCCCCCCGCCACTCCCAGCTATTCGGACACGCTGCTGGTGCAGCGTTACAAAGGCAGGCATGCCTCGTCCTACAGTTATCCGTGCCACCGGTGTTGTTCAATGCCCCGTCTCAGGACACCAGCCAAAGGGTCTGTACAGCCCCCTCCGACCACCATGGCGATCGACTGCTAGCAAACCCGTAGGTGGGCCAGTCCGTCCCTCAGTTACGTCACACACAATTGAAATGCGGCAGGTAACGCGCTTAGGCGCTGGTCAACCCACGTCACTGGCGCCTTTTCGGGGGAGGAGCAACCCCCGCCAGTCTTGCCTTCCTTTCGGCCCACCGCATAAAACAGCGCTCAATCACCTGGAGCGCTCTTTTATGGGATCGGTTACAGCGTCAGCATCATCTGTTCAACCTTCTGCTTGACCACCTCCGGCGCCGGTACCACCAGTTCATGGTCGGCCATTGCCTGCTCCATCCGTTGGCGTCTGATGCACTCGCCCATGCTGCCATGCAGTTCACCGACCAAACGGCCCAGCTTTGCGCCTCCGCGGATGCCTTCGAAGTCCGGGGCGTAGCGCTTGAAGACTTCCAGCGCTTGCACCAGGTCTTCAGACAGGCCCGCTACGCTGCGCAATAGCACGCGATCGGAACTCAGGCCCTGAATCATCAGCGCGTTACGCTGAGCCATGCCGTTCACAAAGGACGTGAAGTCATGGGTCAGGGTGGCGACCATCACACCGCGCAGCACGGCCTGGTTGCCCTCCTCCGGACAAGCCAGGATGTCTTCATTACGGCCCAACAGGTAATCCGTGGTCACGCCGTACAGATCCGCCAGTAGCTTGAGATTCAGCATGCTGGGGAAACGGTGGCCATTCTCGAACAGGCTGATTTGCGTCACGCCGTTGTGATCCAGTGCCAGGCCGGCGGCACTCTCGGACAGGCCGGCAGCCTTGCGGGCTTTTCGCAGCCTGGCGCCCACCACTTTCATGTATGCGGATTCTTGCTCGCGCAGTTGCGCCAGTGGCCCCGCACCCAGGCCCAAGTCTTCGCTTTCGGCAAAAAGTGACGAATTTGCCTCGATAGAGTCGTTTGACGACGCTGTTTTGCGCTCAGACGGCTTAATTGAAG